CTATTTCCCCCCTCTGGCGTCAGCGATTTTGTGTCGGGGGAAGGCGGGTTCGAAGGTGGCGAGGGCGTCGTCCTGAGCGCGGTGAGGGAGCGCGCCGTCGGTGTGCAGGGTGTTCAGCGCCGCCATTATCAGCCTCACTCCCATCGGTGCCAGCTCGCGTCGCCACAGGCTCTCCGGGGTGTCATCCGGGCGAATGTGGCACCAGTCCTGCGCTACGATGTCACCGGTGTCGGCGCCGTCGTCCATCAAATACACCGTGCCGCCCGTGACGGCCTCACGCATGTGGATGGCCCAGCGCACCGCGTCGCGGCCACGGTGGCGCGGTAGCAGCGACGGGTGATAGGCCAGCACGCCGTGCCGCGCCCGCGCGCGGATAGCGGCGGGCAGGTAGTCATGCAGGTGGGCCGCCACTATCAGATCGCAAGCGGGGATCTGGGTGATAGCCTCGCCGTGCAACACTCCGGCGGTGTGAGCCGCGCGGCGGAAGGCGTCATCCCCGCCCGTTGCGACCGCCGAGACGGTGTAACGCTTGGCGTGGCACGCCTGCAATACCGCCGCCGCCAGCCATTTTTGCCCGACGATCACGACGTGCATGCGTCCTCCTCGCCCAAGTAGCGAAAGCCCTGCACCGCGCGGAAATGACCGCCGAAGCCTGACCCTGCGCCCGATTTGCGCAGGGTATCGCGTGACCGGCCCTTGTTGCTGCCGTAAAGCATGCCAGAGACTTGCGTCCAGCGCGCGTCGCGGCGCAATGCGGCGGCAAGGCCGGGGTGACTGGTGTGGAAAAGCGTGCGCAGCGGCAGACCGTAGCGGTTTTGTCCGGCCAGCCACAGCGCGCAGCAGCCATTGAGGAAGCGCATCCCTACACCGGCGCCCTGCCACTCCGGCATCACAACCAAGCGGCAAGCGCGGGCCTCGGTCATCCCCGGTCGGGTGGAAAAGGCGATGTGCGCCACGGGCTGGCCGTCCACCAGCCCCATGTAGTGAGTGGCCGCTATCATCGGCGGCAGGTTTAGATAGTGATGCGGTGCAAACAGGGCCCAGTCGGCTTGGCGGCATTGGTATATCTCCAGCCCGATTGTGGGGCGTCGCCTGGGCCACCCCCATTGGAAGGTGCCGCTGGCCGTGTCGAACACCCAATCCGGCGTGAGCCAGTCGAGGATGTCGTAGTGGCAGGACAGCAGCACTGCTTGCGGCTGCGTGGGCAGTCGCCGCCACGCCTTGGCAAAGGCCCCCGCGCCGATTTGTGCAATCTGCCGGTCAACAACCGAGGAAAACTCGTCAATCACTACCAGCGGCGGGGCCTCGCAGATGACGCGGGCGAGGTTGGCGCGGAATTGTTCCCCATTGGAGAGTGCGGCGTAAGGTCGCAGCCACGCGGGCACCGTACCCAAACCAACGGAGGCCAGCGCCGTTGTGACGTCATCAAAGCTGCCATCCGGTGTGATAGCGTCGACAATGGGACGGTCACGCGGCCAGGCGGGAGCGTAGAGCGCGCCCAAGTGTTTGCCGAGACTGGTTTTACCGCTGCCGGAAGGACCAACGATGACGCCGATTTGCCACGGTCGCGCATCAAGCGGCAGGTCGGCGTCAATGTAAACGTCCGCGCCGCTGGCCACGTTAAAGAGGGATTTAACCCGCGCTGCGCGGTAGGAGTTGAAGTCGGCGCAGCGGTGATGGATGCTAACCCTCATACACACACCACCTTGACCTTGAGGCCCAGCGCAGTGAGCTGTTTGTGCAGCGCCTGTTGATGTGCCTCGTCCTTGCAGCGAACGATAACGCCGTATTGTGGCGGCATTTATAGCCGTTTTTGCCGTATTGCATAAGCATCTCCGTGTAGATGCTCGCGGCATTCTTGATTGTTAAAGACCGCCACACGCTTGCAGCGCGGGCATTTGATTTCAAGACGCCCGCGCAGGTTGTGGCTTTGCGCGAGCAGCTTGTGACAGACACAACAGCGGTGTTGCGTCGTGTATTTGTGCATAACAGATCCTTTTGGGTAAGATTCCGCCGCCTTCGAAGGTGGCAGCTTTGGCTTGCAGGGTCTGTCTGCGAGCTGGCGCGTGCCGTGTTAGCGCACGGCGCGCGTCGCTGTCTTAGTCAGTGATTGCGTACCGCCTCGGCCAGTTGGCCGGGCGTCCATTGCCGCCTGTCGTCATAACCGAGGGCGGCGGCGCACCACTCAGAGCAATACCAGCGCGAGTGCGCGGGCGGGAGAAAAGGCAGGATGAAGCGCAGGATGCCGATGTAGTCATAACGCCGTCCGTCCGTCTCGCGAAACAGCGTCAGCAGCCGTCCATAATCCAGCGTGAGCGGCAACAGATCCCAATGCTCGCCGTCCAACACCATCTGCTTGCAGCGCACGCCACCGTCGGCGGCAAAGCTGCTGTAACACTCGTACACTCCCGATAGTCCTCTGACCGGCACGGCAATCTCGCAGTGCGAGTAGGGGCTGCGCGTAAACACGCGGATGAGCCAGTCGCTGGCGTAGCGCCAGCGCACCCGCCACGCGGCATCACGCGGTGGCCGGTATTTATAGCAGGCAAGATAAGCGGTAACGGTACTCACGCGACCTCCGGCAGGGTGAATTGCACCTTGATCGCCTCCACTGCCGCCACATCGGCACAGGCCGCCACTTCATCCTCCAGCGCCTGCCGTTGTCCGGCAACGGCGGCGGTCAGGGTGGTATAGGCGCGGCTCTTGCTGAGGGCTTTTTGCCGCAGTAAATCGAGCGGCACACCACGCGCGGCAGCAATCCCAGCGAGGAGCGGCGTCTCCGCGTTGTTATCCGCCGCCCAGGCCTCGGCCTCACGCGCTTGTTGCGCCCAGCTCTCCTGCTCAAAGGCGGGAATACCAGTAAGCCCCGCCGCTGTGTTGATAAAGTCCTGCGCGGCGGTGGCGATGGCGTGCAGCTTGTCCTCTTTGGCTTGCGCGAGGAGTGCCGCTTGTGCCTGCACGTCCGCCTGCCAGCCCTTTTGCCGGTCGAAGACCATGCCGGGTGCGGGCGCGGGACCGCTCACGCACAGTTGCCCCTTGTCGTTAAGCCATACCTCGCCACCGTTAGTAATGCTGGCGCATATGGCATCAATCGCCGCCTGCGTGGTCACGCGCACCCAGCCGTCGCCGCTGGTGGTGAGGTTGCCCGCACCGTCGCGGACGAGGTCGGCAAAATAGCGGTCACGCAAATGAAACTGGCGCATGTGTCCTCCTTATTTGTGGTAGCCGATGCAGATGAAATGGCAGGTCATCGCCGCCGGGGTATAAACAGAAATGCCGCTCTGCCCATTGGCCGACGCCCCGATGGCAAACTTGCCGCTGCCGACATCGCAGCCGATGGGCACAAAATACCCTGTGAACGATTCGGGCAACTGAATCAGACTCTGGCCGCTTGCGGTGTTGACAGTCATGGTGATAATTTTCAGGCCGGAAGCGGCGTGATAAAACACCTGCGCTCCCCGGTGGTGAGACGGGTACGAATTCCAGGTCCAGCGCGCTTCGTTTTTCTTGGCGAAGTAATCGTGCAACCAGCCGCCATAGGGCTGTAGCCAAAGCCCCGCGTTGTTGGCGCGCATAAGGGGGCCGACCAGGCCGGCCGAGTCGGCATTGGCGACATAGAAATCGCTGCCTTGACCGTCTGCGGTATAGCCCAGCCAGCCGCGTTGTTTATCGCCAAGCCACACATCAACACCAACGGCCGTATTGGTGGTCGTACCTTCGTTTTGTAATTTCAGCGCGGCGAAGCGTTGCCCCGGATTCGTGCTCTTGACGGTCAGGGCGCCCGTCATCGTGTCGCCCGTCTTGCTCACCTTACCGTTGGCGTTTTGATTGGCCCCGCCGACGGCGCTGGCGACAATCTTGTTGATGGCTTTGAGCAGCTGCCCGTTGTCATTGTCATTAAGCGCTATCCCCGCTGCCTCAATCGGTGCAACAAGCTCGCCCTGCACCGCGTTGAGCCATTCGGCGGTAACCACGGTGCCCAATTCCTGCCGCCCGTCGCCATTGTGAAAGGTCTGGTCGGCACTCTTGATTTTTTGCATGGTTTAATCCTCGTATTGAAAAATCGCCGTCGTCCACGCCGGTTTGAGCTCTTGAAAAATATCCTCAATCTGCGGCGTGCCGTACTCGGAGAGGCGGTCGCCCGCACGCGAGACCCCGGCGCGGAAACGGGTACGGCGTACCGCCTGCCCGGAAACGCGGATGACCCACGTCCACACCGCATCCTCGCCGTTGAGACGCTCACCAGCGCGGCCGACGCCGGCGCGGAAACTGTCCAGCTCCTGAATGTCTACCGAAAAACCCTGCGCGGCGGCCAGGCGCTTGAAATAAGCGATGCTGAGACCACCGGTGGCATTGAGACGGGCGAGGACGGTGGCGGCGCGCAGCTGCATATTGCCGGCGGGGGCAATCCCCAGCACTGCCTCCCAGCGCGCCAAAAAATCATTATCAGCGCGGGCAAAGGGGGCCAAAGCCAGCGCACCGGCGCGGCTCTCGATGCGGGTAAACGCCGCCGCTGCCGGCGCAAAGACGGCGGCCGCCTGCGGCTGATAGCTGACCGGCGGCAGCAGGGCGGCAAGCAGGTCGTGGTAATCCATCACATATCCCCGATTTGCAGCTGTCCGAGGCGCAGCCACGGCACGGCACTGGCGGTCACGGTGGCGCTGACATTGGCGGCGGGAGCGATAACGGCGCGGTCACGCACCCCGGCAACACCAGAGATGACGGCCTCCAGCTGGGAGCGCACCACATCCTCGCTGGGGCGCAAGCCCGCGAAATAGCCCCGGACGGCGGCGGTCACCGCCGCGTGTACCGTGGCTCGGTCGCTGCCCGCCACGAGGGCGAGGCGCAGCGACACATCCACCGTTTGCACCGTTGGCGCCAGCGCCAAGAAGCCGTTTTTCCGCGTCACCGGGCGGCGCTCGTCTACATAGGCCTGCACAGCGGCCAGCGTCTGCGCCGAGGGTAGTCCCTCAGCACCCAAAATCACCGCGTCCACGAAGCCGTTGCCCCGCCGCAGCGGGAAAATCATCGCATCCGCCACCCCCTCGACCTCTAAGCACCAGCGACGAAAATCGCGGGCATTGCCGCCTGCCGGTGGATAGCGGAGACGGTCGAGATAACGCGCCAGCAATGCGGTGTCATCCTCAGCATCACTACCGCCCTGCATGGCGCCGACCGTAACCGCTGCCTCAACGCCGGACGGTGGCGATACCAACCGTCCCTCACCACCCCGCTCGCTGTTGCCGGCAATACCGGGACGGACGGCATGCGCCAGCACCGTGGCGCTGCCACCGCTGATAGTGACGGCGCTGTCGGTTTGATAGCGCACCTCGCCCAGCGTAAATGTGGTAGCGGCAGGGATGACGCTGCCATCACGACCGCGCAGGGTGACAGAACCACCGGCGGCGGCCGCCGCCTTGCGGTAGATACCGTACTGCACGGCGTGCATCTCGAGATAATCACTATCGGCGCTGTCCGCAAACGCCTGTTTGAGTAACCATGCCTGGTGCTGATACAGCCCTTCGGCGACGGCGGCAAAGGCACTGGCGCGGACAAAATTGTCGCTGCCGGCGTGGGTGTGCGCGGTACTGTCCTGATTGGCGAGGTCGCGCAAATAGGCGTCGCGCACCTCCACAAAATTTTTAGCGATGCTCATAAGACCACCCGCAGATTGAGATGGGTGACGACGCCGCCGTTATCCTCTGCTGCAATCGCGAGCAGCAGCCAGCCGCGCGCGGGACGACTGACCGCAACTGCGATGCGGCGCGCCCGCCCGCCCTTGATGACGGGGTCCAAGGCCTGCTCGGCATATTGCCGTGCCAGCACCATCACGCGCGGCAGGTCTTTCTCGCGCTGCAACTCGTGCAGGCGCGAGCCCAAAGACGGGTCGGCCCACCACGAGCCCAGCGGTGTGAGCAGGCGGATGTAGATTTCATTACTGATGTCGGCGCAGCGGCCGTTAGCAATATAGCTGCCGGTGCGCGGGTTGAGTTTGGCGTCCATTGCGCCATTATCGTCGGACGTGGCGCACGCGACCGCTTGGCAGAGGTCAGTGAGGCGGCTGTGTGTTGTCGCTGCCGGCGCGGACACCGCCGTGGGTGTGATGCACCAGCGACACGCCGGAGGCAGTCACATCACCGCCGACCTCCACATCGCCGCTGATTTTGACTGTCTGCGCGGTAATCTCGACCACATTGCCCTCACGCAACACGATGGTGCTACCGTGCGCGCTGTATAGCGCCACCTCGCCGCTTTTGAGGCCTATTACCCGTGCACCGCCGCCAGCGACGGCGATCACCACGCCGTGACTGGTCGCGCCACCCAGCGGCAGGACAAAACAATCGCAACCGGCGGGCGGATTGGCGGTCAATCCCCACGGCTCGCCGTGCTCCAGTGCCTGCACCGTCTCGCCGGCCAACCCCTCAATCTGGATGCGCTGCACTGCCGCGCCGCTCTCCACCTGCGCCACCGCGCCGCGAAAAGCACGGCGCACACTGTCCAGGGCGCGCCGGATGCGACTGTCCACCTGTTTGCTGTCCATATAACCCCCGTTTAACTCTGCCTTAAATGACCTGCAAGGCCTCGTTAGCCTTCTTCTTGTGCCGTTTTTTCTTGCGGCCGCTACCGTCTTTTTTGCTCTTGGGCGGGTTGGCATCCAGCACCCAGGCCCCGTCCTCTTTGAGACGCAACTCGGTGACGGTGGGCTGATTGCGCCCGCCGCGCAGGGTGCGCCCCATCAGAAAATAGATGCCGTCGATGCCGTCCGGCTCGGACACCAGCCGCAAGCGCTGCCCGGGCGTCCATAAGGTGCCGTCATCGGTGCGGTGTCCCTGCACCGTCGCGGTGATGGACAACCCCGCCAGACGGCTGTCGGCAAGCAGCTTGCGTGCGCGCCGCTCCGCCTGTGCCTGACTGTCCACCTCACCATCCACCACCACCAGCGGGCGGTGATTGCTCACCTCGCTGTCACGCGCCACTGCCTTGATGCCGCGCGCGCCTTTGTGGCTCTGCCCCAGCACCGTAATCTCGGAGTAGCGGGCGCTGATGTCGCGCTGGATGTTGAGGGTAAGGACATTGTTGTTGTGCCCGTCGCGGCGCAGCAGCAGATCGGCAACCGGCGGCGTGCTGTAATCGGGGCCGCCAATGACCAGCGTGCCGTCCGAGGTAAACCACGGCCACACGCCATTAGCCTCGGCGTAAGCGGTGAGGGCGTCCCAGGCGCGCTGTCCGGGCTCAATTTGCACCTTGCTCTTTTTGCCGGCGGATTCAGCCGCGATGCGGATGTTGCTGATGCCCAGCGGCTTGACGATGCGTTCGGCAATCGCCGCCACGTCCATATCAAGGGCGTCAAAAAGCGGGCAGGAGCAGTCGAGCAGCACCGCCGCGCCGTCGCGGCCTTGTAGCGTCAGCTGCTTGCCGTCTTTGGCGGTCTCGGTGTTGACCTGGTCAATCTGGCCGGTGAGCACCACATCATCGCCGACACGTACCGTTACAGCCGCGCCCGGCACCACCACCTCCGGAATCCCCTCTGCCGGAAACGCCAGGCTGACGCGAAAATCATCGGCGGGGACAAGCAGGTCGGAATCAATCTCGTAGTCCGTCCAGCCGTCGTGCGCCTTGCCGCCGATGGCGAGGCTGACCCGCTCATCGCGCGTAGGCATAAAGCACCTCCCCGCGTAGCACAAAGCAGGGCAAACGCAGCTGCGGATTGAGGCGCAGCAACTCGCCGGCGCGGCGGTAATCGCCGTACCAGCGGTGTGCCAGCAGGTGCAGATTGCCGTCGGCCTCGACGCGGCGGCGGATCAACGGCGGACGCAGGACAATCACCGCCAATGCCTGCCGCTGCACCTGTTGCGCCATCGTGCGCAGGGCATCGGCGAGCGCGGCGGTGGCGGCGAGATAATCCGCCTGCGGGCGCCAGCGGTCATCGTACACCTCAATGCTGTCATTGCCGGCGAGGATGGCTGTCAAACGCCGCTGCATCTCCGCCTGCTGCCCCTCCGGCAAGACGGCGGCAAGCGCCTGCCCGCGCGCCACGGTGAGGCTGCGTTGCAGGCGCTCGCGGGTGGCAGCGGCGATTTGCGCCACCTCGGCGGGTGTCATCTGTGGCGACTGCGCCTCAACGGCGAGGCGGTCGGCAGCCTCGGCGGCCAGCTCGCAATGCGCAATCAGCGCCACGGCGGCGGTAACGGCGACCGTCGCAGCCGCATCCAGCCGCGCCTCATCACTCACCAGCAGGGACGGCACGGCCTGCACGGCGCTGTCGGCACTGCGTAACACCGCCTGCCAGCCGCTTGCCCCCGTATCCTTGTCGTGCCGGGCAAAGAGCAGCCCGACCACGGCGCGTGTCTCGTCGAAAAAATGACGCGGACTGCGGGCGAGGTCAACTGCGCCCTGCCACAACGCACCTGCCTGCTGCGCCAGCGTGACCAGCACATGATTGACGGCGCGGGTGAGCGCCTGCACCCGGCCTCGCACCGTATCCAGTCGTGCCAGCGCCTCGGTAAACGCCTGCAAACCCGCAAACTGCGCCAGCTCTGCCAGCGCGTCGAGTCCGTCGGCCAGTGCCTCCGGCAGCTCGCGGTCAAAAAACGGCGCGGCAGCGGTCGCCGGGCGGAAGGTCATCGTCACCTCGCAGCCGTCGGGACGGTCGGGGTCATGGCTTACGCTGTAACTCTCTACCACGCAATCCGGCACACTGCCGTACACCGGATGCACCAGCTCGCCCGCGCCGCGCTCGCGCAGCACATTGAGCAGCGTTTGCAGGCGGCGCTCATAATCGTCGCCCCATAGCAACGCGGTGAGGCGGATGGAGAGACCGTCTGCGCCCATGTCCTCAATATCACTGCCTGCCACATAAGGATAGGCGTGCTCGTTGAGGGCGTGGCCGCCGTCGAGATTGTCACCCGTCACATCAAAGCGCACCCCCTTGTAGGAGGCGTCTAGTAGCGTATCGCGCCAGCTCATAAAATCTCCTTTTGCCAAATGAATTAATCGTGCCGACGGGCAGGCCGGCAAGGCGACGCGCCGCAGACAGTACGTATAAGTACGGCAAGGCGCGGTAACACCGCCGGATGCCCGCCGGGGCGGTTAATTCCGTCTCGCGTCGCGGGCGGCAGCCTCTGCCTGCGCCGCGACAATATTGCCGTTTTGCACGGACACCTCGACGCGCTGCGCCTGGCTGGCGGCGCGCTCCATCGTTGCCGCTGCCGCCTGCATCCGCTGTGCCGCCGCATCCATATCACGCGCCTGAGCCGCCTGCGTGGTGGCGTGCTTGTCCACCGCGACGCGCATCACCCGCGCTGCCTCCGCCTCCTCGGCGGCAATCATCGCCGCGCGCTGCTCGTTAATCTCAAGATAACCTTGGGCATTGTCGTTACCCATCGCCGCCATTGCCCGACCGACACCCTCACCGATGATCTCTTTCATCCCCGACCAAAAGCCCTGGGTGCGGTTTTTCCCCTCCGCCTCCCGCCGCGCGATGGCGTCCTGGGCAAAATCCGAACCGAGTGTTGCCATCACCCGTGTGCCGACCTCGCCGATGGTGTCGGCGTACTCGCGTCCGGAGGCGGACTCGTCCAGATTGTTATAGACCTGTGTACCGTAGGACCATCCGCCGAGACCGGCGGCAAAGACGCCCAGCGCACCGCTGGCCTTGCCAACCGCCGTGGCAAGACCGCGTATGGCAGTACCAAGACCGCCGAGACCGCCGCCAAAGGCAATCGTCGCCAGTCCGGCCGCACCGGCCGCCGCTGCCAGCGCTTTCAGCGCGGTGACGGCGCCGGAGAGGGCCGCTGCCCACTCCGGATTGTCGGCGGCAGCATCGGCGGCCTTGCCTGCCGCCGCGCCGACTTTTTCAGCGGCGGGGCTCATGGCACGGTATTCCGCGTCTGCGGCCAGTGCTTTGGCGCGTTCCGCTTGCGCCCAGCCGCGCTGGAGGATAAAGGCATTGTCCTGGGCAATCGTTCCCTTCGCGTTTTTTTGTCCCTCCATCAAGTCCCGCATCATCTGCGGGTTTTTCATGATCGGGATAAGGGCGGCGAAGGCTTGCCGGTCGGAAACCAGTTGCGACACCGCCGCGCCCTCAAACAGCTGTTTGCGCGATTCGAGGATGGCAATCGCCTCTTCGGTGTTGCCCGCTTTCGCCAGCTCTTTCATGAGCTGTTGGCTCTTTTTGTCCTTCGCGGCCACTTCGCGGGTGATGTCGACAAAAGCCTCCATCGAGCTCATGCCCTTCGCCATGCGGCGGTCAAGGCTTTTGTAATAATCAAAGCCCTCGCGCCCGTTGATGGTGATGTTTTTGGCCTTGTTTTTGGTGTCCTCACTGATGACTTTGGTGAGGAGATTGGCGAGGTTGTTGCCCGCCTCGTCGGCGCTACCGGCGGCGGTAAAGGCAATCTGTGCCCCCGACAGGATTTGCGAGAATTTGTCCTTGTCACCCGCCATACCGACTGCCTGCCCCTGCGCGAGCAGTTGCGGCAACCAGCGCGCCATGTCGCGAAACTCAAAGCCGCCGTCCTTGCCGGATTTGACGGCGCGGTCGAGCAGCTCCGGAATGTCGTCCAGTTTGAAGCCGTTTTGCAGCGCCTTGACCGTGACCGTTGCCACCTCTTCGGCGGTTGCGCCAGAAGCGGTCGAGGCGGCCATCAGCGACGGCAGCACCGTTTGCGCGTCTTGGGCGTTGACCGCGCCGGAAGACACCATCGCGGCAAGCGCCGCCACTGCGTCCTCACGCGAGCCGCCGGAGGAAGCCACCGCCTTGCGGATGGTCTCGTTAATCGTGGCAATACCCGTCGTTTTTTCGGCAATAGAGCCGCCCTCGTACATGGTGTTGGCGAGGTAAGTAAGCTGCTTGTCAAACGCCCAGGTGCGGTCTATCGGGCTTTTTAGGGTTGCCACGCCGGCGGTAATGCCGGCGCCAATAGCGGCCATGCCGCGCATCGCGGCCGCTGCTTTGCTGGTGCCGCGCATCTCCGCGTTGAGCTCGCGCACCCGCGCGCGGTGCCGCTCCGTGGCGCGCGCCAGCTCGTTTTGCGTGGCAATACCGCTGCGGCGCAGATTGAGCAGCGCCCGCTCACTGGCGCGGATTTCCGCCTGGATTTGCCGCTCGCCTCTAATACCAAGCTGCGCCATCGCCCGCGACGCCTGGCCGCGCCGTTGCAGGTCGCGGTTAAAGTTGTTGTTGGCGCGCGAGGTCTGGCCGGTCAGACGGGCGAGTGCCGCCGAGGCCTGGTCGCGCAACTGGATCGCGAGCTGGATGATGTTACTCCCCGCCATGCTGACTCCGTCTCTTGGCAATGATGGTGCGTCCGCCGCTGCTGTCGCTGCTCTCTTGTGGGGTGAGTGCGGCCAGCCACGCCAGCGCCTCGTCTCTGCTCATCGCGATGACCCTGTCATAAGGCAGGCCGGCGGCAAGCAGACGCATAATCAGGCGGCGCCAGAGGTTGCCGCGTCGGACAAACTCAGCCGCTTTTTTTTCAACGCGGCACTCGCTGCGTAGAGCGCATCAAAATCCGGGGCAGCGATGCTCGCGCGCAGCACCTCGTAATCCGGCACCTCTGTCAGCGAGCCGAGACGGGTGATGCTGGCAAGCGTCAAATAGATGGATTGTGCCAGTGGTGCCAGTCCGCGCTCCTCCGCCGCCATCTGGTCGGCCAGCGTCGGCAGACGCAAGGCAAAGTCATAATGCAGCGTGCCGTCCACATCCGCGCCGAAAAGCAGGCGACCACTGGCGCTGCGTCCGTCATCGGCAACTTCCACCGCAAAGCGCTTGATGTCTGCCTCTAAGTCTTTTTCGTCGTACATAAAAACCCCGTTAAATCTGCTTTAAAAAAGCCCCCTCACGGGGGCAAGCCTCTCTCTCTCAACAATTATTCAACGACGCGGCGGATGGCGAAGCCGGTGATATCAATCACGGCCTCGTTGTCCACTGTGTAGCTCGCGCCGACCTCGGTCGTGCAAAAGCCGAGATAGCTCTCGCTTTTTGCACCGGCCACATCCGGCACGAGGGTGATCTTCGCATCCGAGATGCCGCCCCAGTCGATGGCGGTACCGTCGGTCGGGATGACCGCCGACACGGTCACGCTGTACTCGCCGACGCCACGGGTAAAACCCTTGACGCGGTAGGTACGGTTCATGGTCTTGACCTGTTTGCGGCCGGTCGAGTCCTTGACGTCAATCTTGGTGCATTCGATCTCGCGTCCGTCCACATACAGGGTGACGCTGCCCACGTATTCCACGCTCATGTTTCCTCCTTACAGATACAAATCCACAACCGCCGCGAAGACGTGCAGGCCGTTGACCACGTCGGCCGGGATGCGGGCGTCGAGCATCCCCGGATTCTGGCTGTCGCGCTCAACCAGCAGCTTGTCGAGGTTGGCCTCGACGTGTTCGAGGATTTCGAGCTCCTCGCAGCGCATCAGCACGTCAATCAATTCGCTCCGTACCCGCTGCGCTGTCTTGTCGTTCAATTTTTCACGAGGGAAGCGCAGGGCGATGCGCTGGGTGACGGCGCGGCTGACGTAAATCAGGGTACGCACCGTGGTGACATCCAGCAGGCTCTCGTCGGCGGTGCCGTTACTTGATACGACGTAGGTCGTGATGGCGCGCACAATGCGCGCGGTGGTGCCGTCCGCGCCCGTCTCCACCGGCGCGACGCCGTTGTACAGTGCCGACTCCTGCTCACTGCGCAGGGTCTTGTCTTTGGAGGCGCAGACGGCGATGCCGGGTAGCGCCAGTGTGTTCAGCGGGCGTGCGGGGTCTTCTTCGCTCGCCATCACTACCCCATAAGCAGCGGCGAGTGCCGATGGCAGCGACGGTGTACCGCGATACCAGGCGCAGAGCATAAAGCCGTTATTGAGCTTTTTCGCCAGCGTCGTTGCCTGGGCGAGGCTGCCACTGTGCCCATAAATGCCAATCGCCCAGCGTTTTTCATAGGGATTGGCGACGGTTTCGAGGTGGCGGCGCAGCTTGAGCAAGTTCTCCTCGCCGTTAAAGCCGCAGACGATGATGTCATGCCCCTCGGCGGCCACTGCCGCCAGTGCCGGCGCAATGTCGGGGTCGCCGTCGCCACCGCTGAGAGCAGTCGCCTGCACGCCAATCCCGGCGGCGCTGACCGTGGCGGCGAGCGTGATGCTGTTGCCCTCGGTACCCTTGTTTTTGGCACTGATGTTGATCGTGGCATCGGCTGCTGCTGCCGTCACCGGTAGGCTGCCGGCGTCGTTGATGGCCTTGGCGGCAGCCTCGGCGACGGTCTTGGCGGTGTCGTCGCGGTTAACGGCGACCAGCAGGGTATCGGCGGCGCCAAGGGTAATGCGTAGGATGCCATCACTGGTTGCCGTGCCGCTGATGACCAGGCTGCCTTTGGCGGCAACCCCGGCGCTGTGGTCGGCGATAGTAATCAGCGACAGCGCCGCATTGGCGTAGGCGGTGAGCGCAGCGCGCACCATCAAATGCGCCTGACTACCTGCGCCATAGCGATTAGCGATGGCATCTTCGCTGATCACTTCGGTCAGTTCGGTCAATGCGCCGAGGCTCGCGGTGTGCGCGGCGAGCAGCAGCACCTTTTGCCGGTTGGTCGGCAGGTTGCGCAATGCCAGCTTGGTGTTCCATTCGAGGTATTGCCCAGGCTTGCGCGTGGACGACAGGATTTGCTCAAAGCTGATATTAGGACTTGCCATTGTCGGCCTCCTTCGCAGTGGCGGTGCGTGGCGCCTCGGCACGGATGATGTCGCCGTCGGCCAGCGCGCGACGGTAATAGGCGCTGTCCTCGACCTCAACCGCGCGCTTGTCGTCAATCAGACGCTGCGGTGCGTACTCCTGCGGCAGGGATAGTCCCGGCGCCGCCTTAATCCAGATGGTGTTGTTCATGGTTTCCTCAGGTTGATATGGGTTGGCATACGTTTCTCGCTGTCGGCAGCGGGGCGGTGCAGGTGGGTACCAACGGCCTCCAGCCATGTTGCCGCTTGGGTTTGCCCGCGATAGCGCAGCAGGATGTCATCGGCGGCATCCACCGCCTGGCCGTTGTCCACCTCCGGCCAGGCACCGTGCGGCAAGGCGGTCTCGATCCAATGCGTGGTAAATTCGCAGGCGAGTACCGACAGGGCGCGTCCTACCTCGCGTTGCGGGGTAAAGAGTGGTCGCACCGCCTTGGGCGTGAGCGGATCGATGGCGAGGCCAAAATCCTGCCGTGACAGCAAGCGGCGTACGCCATAGACAAGGTCGTAACTGCCAATCTCCCAGCGGCTGGCGCCGCCGTGACGGCTTGCCGCCTCGCTGCGCGCGGCGGTTGCGGCGACGATGACGGCAAAATCGGCAAAGACCTTGTCCTTGTTGCGCGCCGTCGAAAAGGTCTCGCTCTTGCAGCCGCCAAAGGCGACCCAGGCGGCGGGTAGTTGCACCGCCACCTGAAATATCCCCTCGTCGTCCATCTCGCCGCCGTAGCTGTGGACGCCTGCGACCAGCTCGCCGAGGCCGAGGCTGAGGCGGCGGGTGATGGCGGCCTCAACAAGGTTTATCACGACCGAATACCTTGTCTGGCGGCGTCTGCATCACCACCGCGCCGACCGTGTCCACCTCTCCCGCCAGCGGCAGCCCCGAAATCCCCGCCTGCCCGCGTGCCACCAGCTTTAAATAGCCGATAGCGGCGTCATAGCGGGCTTGGATGTCATCGGTCAGCTGACGCAATCCGGTAGCAAGACGGTAGCGGGCGATGTCGCAGCAATAGACGGTGAGGATGCGTGGGACAGTCGCAAAGGGACGGCGGTAGCGGTTGAGATAGCCGTCAATCTCGGCAGTGGCGTCATCCAGTGCCAGTTGCACCGTCGCCTCCTCTATCACGCCGCGCCGGGTCAGGTCCGAGAGGCCGACCATCGTCGCCTCGCCGTAGCGGGCGAGCATGTCGGCGGGGGTGGCGTAACTCATGCCGCCTCTCCTGCCACTACCGCGCGTACCTCCAGATGCACATCGGCGGCAAGCCGTGCCCAGGCGCCGTCATCCGGCAGCTGGGCACGCGCCACGATGACAAAGGCCGAGCCAAACAGCAGGCCGCAGCGACGGTAAGGCGCGCCATGACGGCTCTTCACCGCGAGAAGCGTCTCCTGCATCACGTTTTCCGGCGCGTAGTCCAGGATGACAGGGGCACCGTCTGCCGGATGTTCCGCCGTGTCTGCGGCGGGCATATCCTCATTTTCAGTGGGCGCAGCCGAGCTCTCCGCACCTGCAGATAGCGTTTCCGTCGGGTTTTCCGTGGGTGTGTCCGTGTTTTCTGCCGGCGTCGCCGCGCTTGCCGTGGTTTCGGTTGTGAGGTCATCATCGGCGTCCTGCATGTCGTTGCGTTTTGCCATATGCCCTCCTTACGCCAACAGCGGCTCGACGTGCAGGCTGAGACGCCCCGCCCAGATATTGGTCGTGCCGTTCTGGATGGTTTGCTCCAGCAGCTCGCGCGCGGTTTCTTCGAGGGCTGGCGGTACCACCAGCAGCGAAGGACGGATAGCGAGCGTCTTGCCGCCGTCGGTCTTGATGGTTTTCATGGTTGCGACCACTTTGGCCAGCGCCTCTTTGTTCAACTTGGTCTTCTCGGTCATGTGCGCGAGTTGCCACAAGCCAAAGCCGGCATTGCCACGAGCGCGCACGCCGTAGAGGTAGAGATCCTCCAAAAAGACCTTGTCCGATTTGCTCGGGTCAAATTTTTCCTCGAATTCGGGACGGGTGCGCTCCTGATAAATCAGCGGCATCACCACATTGGTGGCGTCGATGACGTACCAGTTCGGCGCGTCATTGTCGGTACCGGTGGTGAGGTTGCTCATCGTCGTCGGCGTGCCGGTGCCGTCTTCGTTTGCATACCAGACGTGGTCGGTATCGAAAAAGTTTTGCCCGTCGTAGCAAAGGGTGGTCTTGCCCTTGCCGAGTAGCGTCCAGACGAGGTTGTCCGGCAGCTCGGCGGCGGCCACCCCCGCCTGTTTCATGATGGGGCGGTAGATGCCGACCTGATCATCTTCGATGTCCGCACGCGGAATGCTGACGGTGGACTCAAACAGCTTGTTTTCAATCGCCATCACCTGCGTCGCCATCTTCTTGATGCTGCGTTCTCCCACCCACTCGCGCATTTGCGGGAAGGCACCAAGCCAGCCGTAAGTGTTGGTGCGGGTGGTGGACGGAATCAGCATCGCCACCTTGTTCCAGCTGGGCTCGCGGTGCTTCAGTCCGTCGGCAAATTCCTTGCGGAAAGCGGCGGTGAGCGCTTTCAGAATTTCGGTTTTATTCATTCGGTTTATCCCCCTTTACATCGCCTTTAACAGTTTTTTGGTACTCATCGGCGGTCATGCCCAGCATCTTCGCTGCCGCGATTTCCTCTGCCGAGAGCGCCGCGACTTTCCCGGCTTCCGGTGGCGCTTTGCCGTCGGTCTGCGTCTTGGTCAGCGCCGCCAGTGGCTTGACGGTGGCGAGATAGTCGGTAAGCGCCTGCGGGTTACTTTTCGCCAGGCTCTCCGCCCAGTCTTTTTGCGCGGGCAACAGCCGCCCGTCGGCGAGCGCAGCAGTGACCAGCGCGGCGTTATCGGCCTGGGTACGAGCCGTTAATTGCGCCTGCAATTCGGCGACCTGCTTTTGCAGCCCGCTCATCACGTCAACGGACACATATTTGCCGGCGTCCGGCGGCGCGGAGAGCGCAGCTTTTAGCGTTGTCTGCCCGCCAAGCTGTTCGGTCAGCGCAGCGAGAGCGGCGGCCAGTGACGCCTTGTCCTTTTCGTAGGTGAGACCAAGCAGGGCATAGAGTTTCTCCAGTTCGTTCATGTCATCTTTCTCTTCAGGTTTGTTGTCGGATTCGGGGGTGGCAAACAGCGACAGGGCAGCGGCCAGGGTGACCGCATCCATGCCGTCGAGTGCCGGGGTGTTGGTGAGCGCGGCGGGCAACAGGCTGAGGATGGCGCCGGAGGCGTCGTACTCAAACATCGGGCTGATGTAGCGGTACTCACCGGCGGCAATCGCCGCTTTGGCGGCAGCCGTCCACTGCACGCGGGCATAGAGCCCTTTGCCCTCCTGCCATTCGAGCGCCTCAATCCAGCCGGCGGCGGGGTTGGGGCGGCCATTCGTGCGGGCGTAGAGGGTTTGATGCTCGTAATCCACCAGCAGGCGCGTCTTGCGCGCGGCCAGCGCGGCATTGAGGCGGGCGGCGGTCGCCGCGTCCATCTGCCAGTGCGGCGCGTCCGTAGGGCGGCCATCCCCCGCACGGAAATTACCGGCGGGGAAAAGCTGGATGGTGTCGGGCGTATCGGAGTTGGCGGCAAGCGCCGCCGTGTAGAGGGCAATCTTGTTCATGCCGCAAAGCATAAGCCCCGCACGGGGGCGGGGCTGGCTGGCGGGTGTCAGTAGGATTGCGGTGGAATGGCGTTTAAAACCCGTTTAAATCCATTTAATTTTGTTTAAAAGCAGCGGGGCAGTAGTCCTGCCGCGCTTTACCCCTTGCGGGCGTGGGAGGGGCTTACAGGGGCTTGATGACATCAGGGCCGTAGTCGGCCTCTTTGGGCTCGCTTTCGATTTCGGCTTTGCACAGCGCCTTGTACTTTTTGAAATTGTCCCAGGCGGTTTGTGCGTCCTGGGCGTAGCGGTTGTCCTTGTCCACCTCGCCATTTTCAACTCCGTACTTAAATACGCGGGTGGCGTTAAGGGTGATGGCTGCCGGCTGCAAGGCTAGCTCGCGGCAGGCACTGTAAGGGCGCGCATCCAGCGGGTCGGTCACAAAATCCGGCGAATAGGCAAAGTTAAACATTTCGTACATGCCCATTTCCAAGAGTTGTGACAATTCGCTCGGCTCGCCCTTATTCATCAGGTATATCGCCTGCACGACCGCTTCGGGGTTGTCATAGACGTCGCTCAGGCTCAAAATCAATTCAGCGGCCGGTTTGTTTTTCTTCCAGCGGCTTTTTGCCTCCTCGTAACGAGGATTAGCGGTTTTCTTGTCCGCTTTTTCCGCCGCCGGTGTCTCTTTCTTCGCCGTTGGTTTGGCTTGGAGCGGCGTGGCGAGGATTACCGTCATCGCCGCGAGCAGGCACAGTTTGCTTGCTGTCATGTTTTTTTTCCTTTCTTTGCTTGCGCCAGTCGGCGGGCGGGATGCGCTCCGCCTCCGGCAGTTGCCACAAGCCGCGTCGCTCCGCCTGCGCCTGCTCTTGCAGGCGGGGCAGGTCATCACGGATGTTGTAGCGCTCATATACCCAGGCATTGCCGTGGGTAACCATCTCGGCGTTGGCATCAGTCGTGCCAACAAAAACAGTGCAGACGTGCCGGCCATAGCGGTCAGGCTCGTGGCAATTCGCGCGCACCTCGCGTCCCGCGACCATCTGCGACAGCGCCTCTTTGGCACGTTGCCCCCACGGCTGCCGCCGCTCGGGGGCATCAATATCCGCCAGACGGATTTTTTGCTGCCATTTGTCGGCGTCAAGCAGGGTGATGGTGTCGCCATCAGTAACAGCGACCACCTTGCCGCGCAATTCGTAGGCTTGCGCACCGCCTGCCGCCAGCAGGGCGGCCGTGAGAATCAGGGTTTTCATAGGGCGCATTGTACTGTTACAGCCCAGCAAGGTAATCATTGACAAGCTGCACCATCTCCGCCACATCCTCGTCAGTCAGCTGCAAAAAGGGACGGGCGGGGATGCCGGGGTGGTTGACGCTCTTGCGGTAGATGGTGCGGTTGCCGACCTTGAAAGCCAGTGCCTTGGCGCGGCGGGCGGTGATGGCGTGCGGCGCAGTGCCAAATTGGTGATAGGGGGCGTAACTGAGGCTGGAGCCGACCACCGCCTGCTTGCTGTCGCTTTCTGCGGTAATACTGTCGCGCAGCCGCCCGGTATCGAGCAGCGGCCTGCCGCGTCGTGCTATCAGCCCCGCCCAGGCGGGGCGGCCACCGGCGCGGAAATTGAGCATCACCGCGCGCTGCATCCGTGCGGCAAGCAAGGAGGTGAGGTCGTCGGGATGTGTGAGCGTACCCTCGATACGGTTGAGCAGATTGGTGAGGGGGTCGAGGTTAACGCGGATGTCGAGTTCGGCCATCAGTACGTCATCCCTGGTGGTGGATTGGGGATGCCGCGAATCCGGATCATAATCTCGTGGTCATCCGGCAGGATGTCATAGCCCGCATAGAGCAGAGCGGCGAGCAGGTCGTTATCGTAGAGTTCCGGATGTGTCACCGGCGCCCCTGTCTCAGGTGGCAGGGCACCATTATCAATGCCGTCGGCAATCGCGCGGGCGGCGGCGGCCTCGACCAGAGCGACGGTCTGCGCGTCACCCTCGAAACGACCCTCGACAAAACCGAGACGCGGCCAGAAAAACACCAACCGCGTCCAGCGCACGGTGCCGATGGGCATGCCGTCCCTGCTCAGGGTAAATTCGTCAATGATGGTTTTGCTTTTTTTCATGGGGAGTACCTCACCAGTAGCGCCAAGCCAAAATGCAAAAAATCCGGCTTGGCCGCGAGCCCGGCGAATTTACCCGGGTCGCTGCCGAGCAGCGCCTCAAAAATCATGCTCATCATCTCGCGCGGCTGCGGGTCATCTTCGTCGCCGTACATTCTGCCATAGTAGGGGTCGGGAAAATCATCCCGCTTGCCCCGTTCGTGGTCTTCGTATTGCCTGTTGCCGGTCATGGCGTTCATGCTTTGTACCGCCTCACCGGCGGTACGTTCCCGCCACAGACGGGAAAAATAGCTGTCCAGCTCCGGCATGACCCGCTGCAAGCGATGGGCAAATTCGTGAACGTGGGTGGAGATGATGCGGCGTTTGCTGCCAAAGCTCAGATTGTTCTTGATCAGGCCGTCGCCCTGTTGGAAAGCGGGATTTCTGCCTTTGCACGCCCAGCGGAATTGTTCATATTCCTTATCGTCCATAGGGGCAGGTTTTTCTTGCGCATCGCAGCGATAAAGGCAGCGGCGTCATCCGGCGTCAGGTGCCAGGCGCGATGGATGCCGTCTTCCACCAGCACCCGCCCCATTTTGTTGGAGGCGTCCACCCATGCTTTGGGATAGCGTTGCAAACTCTCCACCAGTTCCGCCGCTGTTCTGGCGTCGCTGCTGTACGCCGCCACTTCGCCGCCGGTAGCGACGCCCTCGCGTCTCATGATTTCGAGGATGCCGAGGTGTGGCTCTTTTTTGGCGATGTATTCGTCCATCACCTCTTTGTAACGTGTATATAGCTGCTCGCCCTCGTGGATGATGCTGTCACTGCTCGCGAAGCGGCTTTGCATGGCGAGCCGTTCGGCAAAGGCCGTGCCATGTTTTTCGGCGGCAATCTGCTGCAAACGGTCGAGGTAGTTGGCACCGACGTTGCGGTCAAAGCCGACATCGGCGCTGATGACCTGCCCGTTGGGCATTTTCAGGCCGCGCGTGGTCACGGTGTCGCCGTCGCGTCCGACCAGCTGCTCTACGTCCTCCCACTGCCCCTCGCTGCTCTCGGCAACACGACCCATTGCTTCGAGGTCGCGCGCGCTGTGCTGGATGACATTACAGCGGCAATTAAAGCCATTGGGAGGATAAAACGTTTGCCAAAACGGGTCGTCAATGGGGTAAATATGCCCATCCAGTGCCGCGTGTTCGTCGCGGGTACGGTCATCCATCACCGCCGTGTACTCAAGGTAGGGCATGGCCTTTTGTACGCGCGTGATTTCCTGCCAGCGTCCGGCGGCAAAGGCATTTTTGACGTTGGTGCGGTAGATGGTGTTAAGACGGTGCTCACCAAAGCGCACCGCCAGTTGCTCGCCGGTCTTGCTGTCCACCATCAGGCCGTCATCAAGCAGCCAGCCGTGTTGCGCCATGCGGCCGCCGACATCCTCGCGCCACTCACGCTGCGATTTGCCCTGATTGATGGCGGCTTGCAGCGAGGCGCGCAGTTCCTCTACCACGTCCTCGCGGTAGAGACCCGTGATAAAAAACGCCTGCTGCTCGGCAGCGATTTGCGCCTCGCGCCAGTTGGCGGGGGTGGCGTAGCCTAGGCTCTGGAAATAGCGGACGGCGCGCTCCGGCGGCAGCCCGAGGGCGAAACCGAGGTCAGGCGCGGGCATGGATTTGCCCCCACAGATTGGCGACAAAGAGGGCGCGCGCCAATACCTGCTGCATCTGCGCCCCATCCCAGTCGGGATAAGCCGCGCGCACGTCGGTGGCGAGCGCATCAAGACTCACGCCCTGTTGCAGCAGCTTGCCGAGATGTTTCGCTAGCGCCTCGCCGCCCTCGTTGAGCGGATTATGCGCGGCGTCGCGGTCAAGCACGTCCTCCAGTCGTTGTTGCCCGTTTGGCGGCGTCGCCGAGAGCGCCGCCTGCCGTGGCGCGCAACAACTACATCCCGCGCCGGCAAAACCGGCAGCGGCAGCGAGCGGCGCTGGCATGGCGTTATTGTCGGGCAGGTGCAACACGGCCTCGCCCTCCACCGCCGCCGGAATGGCGAGCTTTTCGCGCGCCCAGGCGGCGGGAATCTGCATGCCGATGCCGACCAGTTTTGGCAGAGCGTCGGCGTAGATAGCGAGGTCTTCGGGTTGCGACAAGTCAAATTCAAAGTACGGCATCCGCGCCGGATCAATGCCACCACGGTTGAGTAGTACCAGCGGCGCAATCAACTGCCGTGTCAGTGTTGCCGCCAGTTGACGGGCATCGCTGGCGAGCAGGTCGTGCCGCACCTCGTTATGGACGTTGCCAAGGGCGTTGGTGCTCGTCTTACCGTCGGCCTGGCTGGTCAGGGTGCCGCCGAGGATGATTTTGCTCGCCGTTTTCTCACACCAGCTAATCATGGTCATGTAAGCGTCACCGTTGCCGTCGGCGGCATCGAGTAGCTCCAGCGCCATGCCCTCGGGGATGATGCCGGCGGCGTTGTGGCCGATGCCGACCACGGCGCGCAGCAGGGTCTTTTTATCCTCCTCGGTGGCACCGGCGCTGTATTTGCCGATGCGCACCGGCAGGCCGTAAATTTCCAAAAATTCCGCCAAGTCGCGCACCGAGTAATTTTTGAAGAGATACGGCCAAACTAATGACCGCATCAACCCGCCGCGTGCGGTGATGCCGCTGCGCGCCTGGGCACGATGCACAATCCAGCCGCAAGGCCACAGCTCCTCCCCTTCGGGGTCGCCGTCCACCGCGCGCAGCCGCAGCGCATTTTTGCGCAGCTGAAACCAGCCCTGCGGGCGATGCGTAAAGGTGGCGGGCAGCCATAGCCCGTCGCGCTGTTGCCAGGCGATTTCGCAGGCGGCAAAGCCGTGGCCGAGCGCGTCAAGCAAGTCAAAGAGCAGCGCCTCAAAATCATCCAGCCCGTACAGCCAGCGCTTGACCTCTTCGGCGAGTGCCTGCTCCGCCGCCGTGGCATCCACCGGCGGCAATACCTGCCACGGCAGGCCAATCAGCGCCCGCTTGCGCTTGCTCATCTCCGCAAAAATATGACCGTCTTTTTCCTCAACATCGGCAAAAAGCTCCGCTTGCGCGGTGATGTCGCCGTCCTCGGCGGATTCGAGGATGTCGTGCAGTTTCAGCGGCGTCAGCCCGCGTCCGGGATGGTCAAACGTGGTGCCGAGCCGCGCTGCCAGCGCTGCGCTCTGTGTGCCTTTTGGGGCTTTAATGCGTTGTTGCACGGCGCTTAATGCCGCCTTAAACCAGTGTTGCATTGTCTCCTCCTACCATGCGCCGTCGCCAAAACGTGCCGCGTCGCTATGACGCGGCACCGCCGTGTAACCCACCTGCTGCCCGCCGTGTGCCACCGCCCCCGCCCACAGCATATGCAGCGCATCCGGCCCGTCGTCGTGGTCGGCTTTCGGGAAATGCCGCAACTGGCTGATCAATGTCGCCTGCTCGCTGTGCAGCTTGATCAGACCGTTCGCCATATGCGGTTGCAAGGACTCAATCCTCAGCATCTTGTCGCTGTGCGGACTGACGGCGCGCGCGGGAACGGGGATGCCCTGCGCCGCGCTGCGGCGCACCAGCTCGGTGCGGAGAAACTCTTGAAACTGTACGGCCTCGACAAACCACACCAGGCAGCGGTAGCGCTGATGCAGGGCAATGACATCGCTGATGATGCGGTCGGGCAGACGTTTTTTGATTTGCGCCTCGACAACGTAGAGCGTGCCGCTCTTGCGCTCGTAGCCGCCAACGAGGATGGCGGACGGGTCGCGCGCTGCACCCGCCCTGCCCAAAGAGGGGTCCACCGCGCCGAAATAGACGAGGTCGCGCGGCAGCTCGCCCCAGTACTGGATGACATGGGCAAAGGGCGCATCTTCACCGCTGACCGGATCGTTTTGGTATTCGCTGTCGAAGGTGGCATGACCGTCGCGGGCGCGGATCTTCATCAGGGCAAGGAGCGGTCGCGCCGCCCAGCTCACCACCGCGCCAGCGTCCATCGCGGTGCGGTGCTCGTAATAAAAACGGTCGGCGGCAGCCTCGCCGCTGGACAGATAGATGCTTTCCCACTCATCCCACAGCACCATGTCGCTCGGCGGTTTGAGCAGCGCTTTAAAGCGTGCCGTTGTCCATGCCTTGTTATTGAGGGTGCGCGCAAGGACGCTGTCGTAGTGGAGGATGGTGCCGATATAGACCACGTCCAGCTTTTCGCCAGCGGCGCCCAGCTGCAGCACGGTCTTGGTCAGCCAGTTGTGCAGCTTGTCGCGCTGCTCGGCACTCCTCACCTGTTCGTCGTTTTCGAGGTCGTCGAGGATGACCAGGTCGGGACGGTGTGCGCCGTGGCGCAGACCGCGCAGCTTTTTGCCACTGCCGGCAATCGTTACCTTGATGTTGTTACGGGTGACAATAGTGCCCGCCTGCCACACCCGCCCCTTGCCCGCCGCCTCCGGGAAATCTATGCGCAAACGCGGATTGGCTTCCAGTTCAACCTTGATGGCCTCCAGCATCGGATAAGCCTGGTCGATCGACTCCATAATCAGCACCGCGTAATGCTTGCGCCCGGTGACGATGCAATACAGGGTAAAAAGCTGGGTGACGAGGGTGGATTTGGCCTCACCACGCGGCGCAGCGATGGCGTCCAGCTCGCTTTTCGGGCTTTGCAGGATGCGCGGCAGACGGTCGAAGAGGTAGCGGTGCAGGTCGCTCTTTTCCGGATGGCGCGTGTAATGCGGGAAATAGTGGGCAACAAAGTAGTCATAGCCCGCGCGCGGGTCGAAGACCAGCTTACGCCGCGCCGCCACCGCCTGAGCGCTGTCGTCCCAGCCCGCATAGTGCGCCTCAATATTGGCACGCAACGACGCCGACAGCGCGGCGAGGTTTTCAAAAAATTCAGCTTTTTTCATGCTTCACCAGCGGGATTGAGGAGTTTTTCCGTCTCCGTCCTGACCAGTTCCAAAAACGCGGCGAAGTTGGCGCAATCGTGCGGCACGGTCTTGCCGCCCACGGTCAGCTCGTAGCGTGGCCGTTGCGGGTTGTCGCAGCTCACGCATACGACGCGGTGGCGGATAGTGATGATGGTCCACGCTCTGCCGTCCGGCTTGTGGTAGGTGGCGATTTCGCTCGCGTGGATGTGCAGCATTCGCACCACAGCGGCCAGTTCAAAATTAAAACAGACCCGCGTCATTTCAATTCCTTCTCCAGTTGCGCCCCAAAAGGTTCGAGTTCGTCGAGAAACGCGCCGAGTAATTCGGGGCGTTTTGTTTTCAGCCAGGCCGCAAATTTTTCCAGCACTTCCAGCGCCACGGCGAGGCGTGAGGTTTCCGGCAGCAGTTTTTTGTTGGCAGAAATTGCTTTGTTGTAGCTGTCGGAGAGCGAGGTCAAGAGCGTTACCCGCTCACTGGCGGGGATGTCTTCGCGCGCTAGCGCATCCATTGTCCCCTTGAATTGCAGGACGAGGTCGGTGAGTAGTTGCCGCGCGATGTCTTCGAGGTCCTTGCCGGCCATCGTGTGTGCGGCACGCAGTTTTTCCCAGTTGTCCCCGGCTGCCTCTGCCTTGTCTTTCCAGCGGCGCGCGGTGGCAAAGCTCACACCGCACTGCCCCGCCGCGACCTCCAGCGACAACCGCTCAAAGACGTAGAGCCGTCGCAGTTTGTCCCTGGTCTCCTGCCCATGCGCCATGCTTATATCCCGTATTTGGCGCGGATAAAGGCAACACCGACATTGACGATGCCGCCGCCAAGGACGCCACCGGCAAAGCCAATCACCGCCGCGCGCCGCGTCTGCTCGCGCTCGAGGGTGTCAAGGCGGGTGTACAGCCGTTCGTTTTGCGCGCGGATTTCGCGCAGGATTTGCATCAAGTCGGCGATGGTCGGCTCCTGCTGTGCCCTGTCGGTCATGATGACGTTGCTCATTTGTCTGCCTTGTTATCGAGTTTGTCGTTAATCCGTTGTGTTTGCCCCTTGACCTCGTTCACGAGGTCATAGAGGCGGTTAAACTGCTCTTTGGCATCGTCGCGGCGCTGGTAATGCTCACCAATGGTGCGTAGCTCGGTATTGAGCTGGCGCTCGATATTGTCCATGCGCTGTTTGTCTTCGTCCTGCCGCTTGTCAATGCCGCGCACCCAGTACCAGCCGATGGCAATCAGCAGCGAGATGATGGTGTTAAACAGCTGTTCCTGGCTCATGGCTGTACCTTTTTTCCCGTGCAGGCGGCGCGCCAGATGCGGTTGTGGGCAAGGATTTGCCGCTGCGTCTCCATCGTGTCCTGCCGCGAGGGACGCAGGACGGCAAAGCGATCGCAGGCACTATCAATGACGACCGGCGCGCGGCTGGCGCAGCCGGCAAGCAGCAGGGCGAGGAGGAGGGTTGCATACCCATTCCGGGAATTTGGCTGCGAAGGCGGCGCGGCGAAGACAGTATGTGTAATACGGCGAGACGCGCCAACACACGCAGACGATTTACCGGGAGGGGTATTAGTCGCGGTAGTCATCGGCGAGTCCCTCCTGTACGGCGGCATCATCCATATGCTGCACCTCGGCGGTAATAGCGGCGCGGTCGCGTACGGCGGCGAGCTGTGCAGCGGTAGCGGCAAGGCGTCGTTCGCAGTCGGCGAGCTGTGCCCGCGCGTGGTGCAAGCGCGCCGTCTGCAGCTTAAGGAGGCTGAGCAGCAGGCCGCAGACGGCGGCAGCGGCGAGGATAAGGTTAAGCGTCATCGCGACCTCCTTTGCTTTGCAAGGTGGACTCGGCAATGTCTTTAATCCGCGCCAGTTCGGTGTGCGCGGCAGCCAGCTCGGCTTTGAGGTCTTCGATGGTCTGCGCTTGGGTCGCGCAGTCCGCGTTCCGCCATTCGATACGGGATTTCAGATAACCGATTTTTGCCTCTTGCCAAGTGATGTAGATGGAGTAGGCAAGCAGCATCGCGAGCAGGGTCATCTCAATCATCGTTGCCCCCTTTGTTGCGCTCGCGGTAGGCGGTTACCGCTCCCTTGCTCACGGTCAGGCCGCCACAGTAGGCGGCAAACCAGGCGTAGAGGTCGGTGGCACTCGCGCGGTCAAGGACAACGCTCACCAGCAGCACCAGCGCCAGCACGGCAAAACCGCATAGCTGCACCGTCGCCGTGGTTGAGAGCCGCCCGTCGCTGTTGCTGACGAGTTCGAGGACGCGCGGGCTCATACGACCTCCTCTGTGGTATGGTCGGGCAGCGGTTGCATCCCTTCCTCGATCCATTCGGCGACGTCAAAGCCGGGGCAGAGTTTGATCCATTCATTCGCGGTGATTTTGCCGTCGCCGTTCAGATCGGGCGAGAGATCGCGATGCCCGCAGATGATGGCGTCGGGATAGCGGCGGGCGCAGTCCTGCACGATTTCCGCCAGCGCCGCCCATTGCGCGCGGGTAAAGGCGGTGGTGCCGACCATGCAGATGCCGATGGAGCCGGTGTTGTAGCCCTTGACGTGCGCGCCGGTCTCGCCCTCGGCGCGACCGCTCTCCAACGTGCCATCGGTGTCGATAATGTAGTGGTAGCCAATCGCCCGTAAATGCGGGTTAAAGGCGTTGATATGCCACGGGCGGCGGGCGAAACCGCGCCGTGCGTGCATATCGTCGATGCGTTGCGCGGCGGTTTGCCGCGCTTTACCGAGCCGTTTGCCGTTGGGCGTGGCGGCGCAGTGGATGATGATGCGTTTAATGGTGTTATCAGCCATAAAAAAGCCCCCTGTTTGTTCAGGGGGCATTGTGGAATTCGGAGCGCCGCCGCGCGGTGTGGCGGATGTCAGTGAGGTAGGGTGCGGACTGCGGTCATGGTAGCACGTTACCAAATAATGCGCGTCTGCCTTGACGCGGGAGGGGTCTGATCGACCTCTTTGAGGATGCGCCAGATGTGGCGGTCGGTGAGGTGGTAGCGGCGCGCAATCTCGCGCACGCTGTCGGCGGCGGTCATGCCGCCGCCAATGGTATGCCGGTCAAAGGTGGCGCGGATGCGGCGATTGCGCAACTCCAGCGTCAGCCCCTCGCATTTGGGTACCCAGAGCTTGCCCTGCGCGCCGTAGGCGTGGCAGAGACGGTCTGCTGCGTCCTCACCGATGATTTCGGCAAGGATGGCGCGGGTGGCTTTACCAGTCACCGTTTTGCCGAGGGCGACTGGAAAGGTGGTGCCGCCGTAGTGGTCAATCAGCATCAGGGTGGCGTCGATACCGATGACAGTAATCAGCGCCAGCACACTGCCCGGCAGCAGGTGAGCGATGTCCGGATATTCGCTTGCGTCAAATACTGCCACGGCCTGCCTCCCGCCGTTGATAGACGGCCAGTGCCTGCATCAGTTTGTACAGCTCCGGCGGGCGCAGCCATTCGACACGCTCGCGTTCAAACATTCGTTTCGCCATGCCGTGCGCGTAGGCCCACGGTAGCTGTTTGTCGGCAAGGATGGCACCGATTTTGTCGAGGATAACGCGGTTTTCCGGCGCTACACGCGGACGAGCGGCGCGGCCGCGCGCCGGCGTAAAACCGAGGCGGCGCAGGGCGTCAATCACGCCTTTAAGCTCCGGTAGGGTGCAGTCGGCGGCGCTGTTTTTGCCGACGGTACGCGCCAGCAGGGCGCGGTAGTCGTCTTCCTGCATCGTCAGCGCACGGCGCGCGGTGTGGATGACTTTAAGCAGGTTTTTGCGGTGGGCTGCCTGGGCGGGTGTCATGGTCATGATGGGGTCTCCATGTCGTGCAATATGGCTTGCAGTTTGTTGATGGCGGCGCGTAGTTCTTGCGGCGTCTTGCGCTCGTTGCGCTTGATGTCCACCGCTGTTTGCAGCAGGTGGCAGGCTACGGCAGCAATAACCGCAGCAGTCGTATCGCGAGTCATGTCCGCCCCCAGCGCAGTTTGTCAACGAGCCTTGTCAGCCAGTCGGTATTGTCCTGGCGGTCTGCCGCTGTCAGTACCGGCGCGGGCAGTGCCGGTGGTGGGGGCGGCGGCGGCAAGTGGTCAAAAAACTGCGCCGGTGACGGCCAGCGGCGGCAGGCGGCGCACAGGCCGGCAAAGGCGCGGGCGACACGCACAGCGTCATCCTCGCGCCACGTCCGCTTGTAGCCGAGGGCGTCCAGCCACACGGTGGCAGTGGCTTGCAGGCTGTCGGCGGGCGGCGCGCCTTCGAGACGCAGCGCATAGAGGCGCTGGATGCCGTCAATGACGGCGTTATGTACGGCTTTTGGCAGGGCTGACATGGGATGTCCTTAGTAGCGTTTCATGTTGGCGAGGGTGGCAAGGCCGCCTCTGGTTTTGCTTGGCGCGGTCTCCATGACCCGCACCGTATTGCCGCCGCTGCTTACCGCTGCTTCCGGTTGCCAGTTAGCCAGCACGGTGTAGAGGTAGCCGTGGTTTTTCAAGGGCGGCACGAGGCGGCCGCTATCGCGCGCCTCCAGCACTTGTTGCAGCGCCCACAGCCACGCTTCCGGTGGTGCGTCGCAGGTTTTGCCACCGCGCTCGATGCTCTGCGCGTCTATACCGGCTTGCAGTTCGGTGAGCAGTTTCGCGAGGCGCGGCATGGAGAGCACGGATTTCTCCGGTCTAAACAGGCCGCAGTAGCGGACGAGGAGGCGGGTCAGCTCGCCACCGAGGTCAGCGAGCCGGTCCAAAGCGGCGCGGGCGTCATCATGGGCGATGAGGGCATCAAGACTGTTCACCGCGCCACAGCAGGGGCAGCGGATGTTCATTGCTGCCCCCTTTTGCCACCCTGTTGCAGCATCAGCAGCAGCGTCAGCCCGCTGATTGCGGTATTGCCCAGCAGCAGGCCAACCGCCCCCACGGCCATGTCCTGCCGCAGCATCCCGCCCAGCGCCATCACCCCGCCCAGCAGGGCCAGCGTCAGCGCCAGCGCGCATAGTAGGGTCAAGGTACGCCCGTTCATGCTTGCCATCCTTTGAGCTGGGCGAGCAGCAGGTAATCGCTGTGCGAGAGCTGCACCCGCCGCCACCCCTGGCGGATGGTGACGCTGCCGTCGGCGGCGAGGGTGTAGCGCAGCGACGCGCGGCGGCGGAGGAGAATGTGCAGGAGGTTCATAGTTCTTTCCTCGTCCAGCGGGTGGGGCCGAGGATGACGCGCATCCCCGCTAGCTCTTCGTAGTTATCGCCGTCATTTGCGCGGACTTCGACAACATCGTTGTTCTCCGCCTCGTCTCCATATACCGTCACTTGTATCGGGCAGCCCGCAGGCAGTATGCGGGCGAGGAGGCGCAGGCTGTCACTGATGAGACAGATTTGTCCGTTTTGTGGCGCGGCATCGGTGGTAGGGAGCAGACGCTCAAAATGCGGATATTTGCCGGCATCTTGGGCAAAGAGCTGGTAACGCTCCTGCTCTTCGTCGCGGCGGTTGTAGGTGGTCAACGTGCCGTCCGTCAGCTCGCAGTAGTCGCCGAGGCTGCCGCGCGGCAGGAGATACAGCGCCCGTCCGGTCGGTTTGTTGGCGCCGAAGGTGTGCGGGATGACGCAGAGCCCCCGGCTGTTGCTGGCGACGATACGGTCGCCGTCATAGTCAAACAGCACGCCGTAGAGATAGACGCGGGGGTCGCTGCGGCTGGCAGTAAAGAGACGTGCCGCTGTCAGTTTTCGAGAGGGGATTTTCATGGCTGTGTCTCCACTTCAAAGGGGACAATGACAAAGTCTTCTTTGCCGCGCACGACGGTAATGCCGGCGATGGTCGCGGCGATGTCCGGCTCGTTCAGCATCGCTTCTTTATTGACTTCTTCCTTCTGCCGGATAAAGCGCGCGAGGCCTAGGGTGCGCAGGTTTTCCAGCACCGATTCGATACCACGCACCGCAATGGATGGCGGACGCTGCCGCCAGCTCACTTCACCGGTAATCAGGTTGGCGGTTTTGCCGCCGCCGGCGGTGAGTTCGGCGCGATTCGCCTCGCACCACGCCTGGATGCCTTGTTGTAGCGCGGCGGAGCGCTCGGCCAGTGCGTTGAGTGCGGGTTTGGCCGCGTCGGTGAGCTCGGCGATTTTGTCGTTGAGGTCGTGTGTCAGGCGGGCATGTTCACGCTGGGTGTCGCCGAGGGTTTTGATCCAGCTCTGGGTTTCTTCGCGGCTTTGCGGGGCTTCGAGAGTTGCGGCTTTGAGGCGTTTGTTTGTGTTTTTGACCATGTTGGGCTCCTGTTTTAAGGTGGGTTTAAGGGTTGGTTAAGGGCAAATCGGCCTGCGCCGCGCGGCGCTCGGCCAGATACTGTCGCAGGGCGCGGTTTTCTGCGCGCAGCCAGTCGAGGTGCCGGCGGGCAAGGGTGTCGATACTGTCGTCGGCGGTCATGTCGGCATAGCGGCTGGTTTTTGTGGTCACAAGGGCTTTGTCGTAGTCGTTGCCGTAGTAAAAGAGACTGTAAACGCTGCTCACGCCAATGTTCATCGCCGCATGGGCACGGTCGGCAAAAGTCAGGGCAATCTCCACGGCGCCCCCTTGCCACTTCTCCGCATTGCGGACGAATTCAATTCGGGGCTCATCGCCGCAAATGTCCTGCGCGATTTGCAGCGCACACGTCATGCGGTTTTGGATGTCGGCCAGCATGGCGTTGAGTCTGTCCGCGAGGGGGCGCAAGTCTTCGTGGTAGGGGAGAAGCGGGTCGTAATCGCGTTCCCGTACCGCACGGCGGAAGCCTGCCCACAGTTGTTTTTCGGCGTCGGCGCGGTTCATGCGGCCTCCTCGTTGTCGTCTTCCCAAAAACTGTCCATTTCCCAATCTTCATCTTCTCCTTCGGGGGTAACGATGCGCAGCGAGAGCTCGCCGTCTTTGCCGCTGGCGAGTTGCAGGACGGGGGCAATGCGTGTCATGCCTTGCACCTCCATCACTGCGGCCAGTTCCAGTGAGGCGTTTATCCACGCCTGCATCGCTTGTTCCAGATTCATGTTTTTCTCCCGTTCGTTGGTTAATCAATCAGCATTTCCGCCATGCGCTTGATGAGCGCTTCGTCCACGGGACGCCCGTGGTTATCGGCGATTTTCAGTGCCCCCCGCAGCAGCTTGGCGAGGCGGCGGGCATTGCCGCCGCTCACCCGGTAGAGCAGCTCGTTGTGGTCGCTGTTGCCGAGGGTGGCCTCGGCAATCTTGGCGATGTCCTCGGCCGGCAGGGCGTTCTTGATGTCCTGGCAAAAGCCGATGCGGCTATACAGCTGTTTGTATTCGCCACGTGCGCCGCGCAGGTTGGCGCGCAGGCGCGGCATTCCCGCCAGCACGATGCCGATGCCGGTCAGGTCATGGATGCGGCGCAGGATTTCCAGGGGCTTGAGTCCAAGTAATTCGGCCTCGTCCACGATGAGCAGGCGCTCGCTGCCGCGCAATCTGTCGCAGATAGCGGTCATCATTTCGTGGTTGGTACGTGCGGGGGTCAGGCCGAGCGATGCCGCGATGGTTTGCAGCAGCACCTTGGCGTTGTAGGTAGGCTCTACCTCAATCATCACCACGTCGGCGGTCTGTTTCGCGTATTCGGTCAGCGCCATTGTTTTGCCCAGCCCCGCCTCACCGATGATGAGATAGATTTCGCCCAGCGAGTGCGCCAGCATTGCGGTTTCGTGGATATGTTTCGCCGTTTTGGTCTTTACAAAGCCGATGTTCACGGCTTTGGCTTTCTCGCGGCTGCGCGCTATCAGTTGCGTAACTTTGCCGTCCAGGGCGGCGGTGTCGCCTTTGTACTTACCTTGCAAGTACTGGTTGATCGTCGCGCTGGACACGTCCAGCTTGCTTGCCGCCTGTTGCTGCGTCAGGCCGTGCGCGTCCATGTAAGCGCGCAGGTCGTCTCTTTTGTTGCTCATGTCGTGTTGTCCTCACATCATGCTTTTCAAAAATTGGTATTGGGTCTCTTGTTCCGCCGCGCCCCCGCCCGTGCCGAGCAGGTCGTGGAGGGTTTGCGTCTTTTCGTGTTCGAGGGTGGGGCGGGTTTCGGCGATGGCTTTGGCGCGCTCGTCGTCGAGCTTGCGCAGGCGGCGTTCGGCGCGTTGCCGGCGGCTGCGTTCGACCAGCGACTCCGGAAAGGCGGCGCGTTTGTTGCCGTCGAGCTTGGCGTCGCACAGCCAGCGCCCGTCGAGGTCGCGGATGATCGCCAGCGCCGGATCGTGCTGGTCGATCAGCGCTAGCACGGTTTCGCCGTCGCGCGCTTCGAGGGCGCTGTGCCAGTACTGGTTGTTCAGTACGGTCAGCCAGCCGCGTTGCACCACGCGTTTGAAACCCGGCCTGAACATGTCCCGCGCCTCGACCTCAGTCAGCGGGTGGAATTCGTCATCCGTCATCTCCGCAAAGATGTGCGTCCGCATCTGTGCCGGGGTCATTCCGCCCAGTTCGCGGTGCTGGTGCTCCTCGTTGTACCAGTTGACCGCCGCTGCGACGGTTTTCAGCAGGTCGTCCCATGACGGCAACTTGCCCTGCGCCCAGGCCTGCTTCGGCGCGAGTTCCTGTTTGCCCTCGCGTTGCGCCTTGGCCAGCGACGCGGTAGCGGTGTGGATTTGCCGCACTGTGTCGCGGTCGGCGCCCGGACCGTGGTAGGTTGCAAACTGGCGCGCGATGGTGTGCGCCAGTGTCTTCATTACCCGTTCGATGATGCCCCGCCCCTGCGGATTGCCGGGGATGCCGGTCTCGTGGTGGATGCCGAGGCGGTCAAAAATGCCGCTGATGTCCGCATCCAGCGTTTTGTTCGTTTGCCCGCCGCCGTTGTCCGAGTAGTACATGGCGGGGATGCCGTTCTTCGTCATCGCGTGGCGCAGGGCATCGGCGACGGCAATGCAACTTTCTGCGTAGGACAGCGACCAGCCGACGATGTAGCGGCAGGCGGTGTCCATGATTAAGGTGAGTTCCGGTACAAACGGCTGCCCGTGGTCGGGGTGTTTGACCTTCATTTTTAGACTGTGTCCGTCGCCAACCCACACGTCGTTGTTTTTCAGGGTGGACCAGTCGCGCTTGACGTAGGTTTTCAGGGCGCGCATCCGCGCTCCGGTAATCCGCCCCTGCTCGCGGATATAGGCGGGCATCTGGCTCATCACCGTCTCCACCACGCCGAGGCTGGGCAGCAGCGCCGCGCCATGTCGTGCCGCGTAGGCCTTTGCAAAGCTGCGGTAGGCCTCGGCGATACAGACGCCGTTGGTGTTGCGGTACACGCCCAAAAACTCCGGTAGCCATTCGCGCCGTGTCAGGGCGATGGGCGGCTGCCCCTGCTTTTGCGGGGCGAGAGCGCGCAGCCGCTCGGCGCCGTTGTCGCACAGCTCCTCGTCCAGCAGCCACTGGTAGAGGACGCGTGTCCCCACGCCCGGCTTGCCCCCCTTGCGCGCGCAGGCGATGGCGCACTGCCGGTTGAGGTCGCCGGGCAGCTCATTCGCGCGGCTCATTTCGCTCACGCGCCGCACCGCTTCCTGCCGCGTTTTGCAGGCGGCCTCCACCTCGCGCACATAGCGCGCCAGCGCCATCCGTGCATCCGCTACAGCGCGCTGCTTGTCGCTTAACGCACCGAGGTCGCGGTCAAGGTGTTTCACCTCGCGGACGACGACGGGGTTTTGCTTGGCAAGCGCTTGCAGGTGACGCTCATGTATCTCGGCCTGCACCTCAGCGGGCAGCGACGAGAGGGCATATTCATTACCGCCGCCGCGACCGGTACGTTCTTGCATCGGCCACCCCTCCCGCTTCGCCTTCTTCGTGACACCGGGGCGCGTTTGTGGCAGACTTACTAACCGCAAATCGGCCAACTCTTGCGCGGTGTAACCTGATTTCGGGTTCATATCTGGCCCAGCTTACTTGCTATACCTGCTCGGCCATATCACCGCCGGAGAGACGCCGATTGTCGCGGCAATAATGCGTTCCGCTTTGGGGTATCTCCGATAAAGTGCGTTCCGTAGAGCGCCCCGGCTTAGACCGTTCGCCGTTGATAGCGCTGACATGTTGGTTCCAGCCTTTTTCAGGCCGGCAATGATGTCGGCGGGGTGCCAGTCGCCTGGCACTTTTTTTGTAACTATATTTGTGCGCATTTATTCACCTGTTTTGCTTACCTGATGCGCACATAATAACCTGAAACAAAGTTGCCAAGAAGTATAAACAGGTTGGTTTCAGGTTAATTTTAAGCAATAAGACCTGCTTCTAGGTTAATTGTTTGCCTGTTCAATACCTTAGATAAACCTGAAACCGGGATTTTTGGTTCCCTGCGAGTTGCACCTTATGACTACACAACCTGAAACCGCACCACTCTCGCTCTTCGACGGCAGGGTGAAACTGGGCGACAGGCTGAAAACTGCCCGCGAAGGCACGAAATTATCTAGAGATGCCGTAGTTGAGCGCGCTACTACGGGCTTTTCGCGTAGTTCGCTGCAAGCATGGGAGGCGGGAGAGCGGGAGCCTAGCCTTGATAACTTGTTCGAGTTGGCGCAGATTTACGGGACGCACCCGTGGGAGCTCTTGACGGGTCAACGATCGGAATACCCCGCGAGTAATGACGATGACTACGCCTACGTCGCCGCATATGACATCGAGGCCAGCGCCGGGCACGGGATGTTTACGGATGGCGCCGTCAAACCCGACCGCTACCTTGCGTTCCGCCGCCAATGGATAAGAGAGCGCGGTCTTGACACCAACCAGCTCGCTGCCATCTTCACCAAAGGCGACAGCATGACCCCGACCGTCCCCGACGGGGCCACCATTGTGATTGACCTGCGCCACCGCATGCCGGTGGACGGCAAAATTTTCGTGATCCGCATTGGCGATCGTCTATGGATCAAACGTACCCGCTGGATACCGACCGGCGCTTTACGCCTGATTTCGGACAACCCGGACTACGAGCCGTTCGACATCCCGCGTGCCGAGCTCAACCACGGAGATTTCGAGGTATGCGGGCAGGTCGTCAACGCGTCCTTCGACCTCTACTGA